ATGAACACAAGTCTACAAGTTGTAGAAACCAACAACCAACGAGTGCTGACTACTGCACAAATTGCGGAGTGGTACGAAACAGGCACAGATTTGATCCAAAGAAATTTCAACCGAAACAAGGAGCGGTATACAGAGGGCAAGCATTACTATTGTTTGACCGGTGATACATTGAGAGAATTTAAGGCGACCGGACAAATTGACGTGTCGCCAAATCTTAATAAGTTTTACCTCTGGACGGAAAAAGGTGCACTGCTCCATGCAAAGAGCCTGAACACCGACAAGGCATGGGAAGCGTATGAAATGTTGGTGGATACCTATTTCAGCGTACATGAACTTTCCCAGCGTGACAGCTACATGATTGAAGATCCTGTGCTTCGTGCACAACGCTGGATCGAAGAACAGAAAGAGAAACAGCAACTTCTGACCACCGTTGCCGTGCAGAACCAGCAGATCGCAGAGTTACAACCCAAGGCAAGCTACTATGACGTGGTGCTGAACTGCAAGGACCTGATCTCCATCGGTAAGATCGCAAAGGACTACGGGTGGAGTGCCCAGAAGCTGAATGAATATCTCCACAAACACGGCGTGCAGTATAAACAGGGCAAAACGTGGCTGCTGTATCAGAAGTATGCGGGCATGGGCTACACCAGCACCAAGACGCACACCTACCACGGCGACGACGGCATGGAACACGCTGCGGAACCGCACACCTACTGGACACAAAAGGGACGGCTGTTTATCTATGACTTGCTGAAGTCAGACGGTATCTATCCGCTGATCGAACGGGAAGCAGCGTAAACGCTGAAAATCCTGTATCTCCCCTTAGGGGAAAACGAAACCGAGGAGGTGAAAAACAGTGAAAACCTATATCCTATACGACACCTACGAAACCGGTGTTGATCCCGGTGAAGAGATCGGTCGCTACAACAGCTATGAGGAAATGCGAAAAGCGGCAAGACAGTGGACAGAGGACACAGACGGCGAATGCAGGCTGCAATACGTTGTCCTTGGTGAGTAATCAGGGAGGAGCGAGAAAAATGTATAAAAATTTTAGAATTTACAGAACGGAAACCGATACGTTTATTTTGAAAGCGGATAGCAAGCGTTTTGGCAAGCAGGCAATTATTTTTGAGCATTACGACTGTAATGCAGTTGTGAAGTATATGCTTGAGAACTACACCAACAAGGACGGCAAGAGAATAAAAAACATGAGATGGACAGACTTAGTGTACCGAAAGGCAATGTCGACTTGCAATATTCCAAATAATCCATGGTACACAGCATAACAAGACACACGCTGTCCTGAGCATGACGCAAAACCGCTCACCAACATCTTCAATCGCCATCGTGGCGAATACCTCCTTTCTTATCCATGCGGCAGTACTGGCAATGCTGCCGCAGATGGAGCGACGAGTATCAGCCGGGTGCAACTCCCGGACGCTCCGCAATTTCACAAGGTGAGGTGATACATATGGCTGACAAAACGCAGGTACAGGTAAGAGAAGTCAAGCAGTTGCTGCGGGAGTTGCTGAAAATCTCTGGAATGTCTGAAACCAGTATCAAGCTTGGAATCACGTACATTCAGGGACTGTCGGACGGAGAAGCAACGCAAACAAGCACAAAGGCGTGACAACAGAAAGGAGCATAACATGGCAAAAACCAACCTGAAAGAGATGCCGGTGGAAGTTCGTTCTTCCGGCAAAGAACCGCAGAACGACTTCTTCGCAGCATTTCTGGAGTACGTGAAGCAGCACGCCGATGAAGCGATCGCTGCGGTAGAGGCACAGAAAAATGCTGCAAAGTAAATCAAGAACGTGAAAGGAAGTATCATCATGGAACCCCAGAAGAAACACATTGAGATCATCATCGACATTAACGCCGCTGCACACACAAGAGAAGTACAGATTAAGGCAAAAAATGTGTCCTTAAAAGATCTGGTCAGCAACTATGTTAAAGCTGCAAAGGACGTTGCTGAAGTAGTCGAGGACAACAGCAAGACCAGTAAGAAACTTACATTACAGGAAATGGCAGCAAGTCTGGTTGCAATTGCTGATATGTCAGACAAGGAGGAAACTTAAATGCTGCAATCCGAATTTGACCGCCTGACCAGCCGCCCGTACACAGAGGCGGAGTTCAGCGAGATCCACTACATCTACTGCTACCATCCGGCAGTCCAGAGCAAGAAGGACATCGCCGACCTGTGGACGATTGGCGGCATCTGCCTTATCAAGGACATGTGGCCAACCGCCAGACGTGTGGAGGAAGCAGAACACAAGCGGAACGCCGCCAGAACGGCATACGAGCACGCCAGAGATGCGTATGACGAGCTGCTGCGGGAACTGACGAAGTAACACGAGGAGGACTGACATATGACGATCAAGCAAAAGCACATCAACCCCAACGGCGACACAGAGTACACCGTGGAGCATCGCCCCAGCTTGAAGTGCTGCGAGGCGTACCGGAACGAGAACGGCGACGTAGAACTGACCATGCACTGGCAGGACGTGCTGTTCCTGCCGATCGGAGGCAGCCATGGCAAGACCAACCACTGAGAAGATCTGCATCGTGTGCGGCAAGCCGTTTCTGCCCAGCGGTGGACGGCAAAAACGGTGTCCGGACTGCAAAGGCGACAAGCCAAAGGCAGGACGGAACACGCTGACCGCAGCTGCACGGGCAGCCGCAGAACTGGGAGTTTCCTACGGGAAGTATGTCGCAATGAGCGAAGAAGAACGCAGAAAAGCCAAGGAGGAAAAGACAATGGCAGAACAGGAAAAGACCGCAGAAGTAGGTACTGTCAAGGCACAGACCGCAGAAAATCAGGTACAGGAGCAGGTACAGCAGGAACAGGACACATTGCAGGAGTACATCCGCTATCTGAATCAGCAGGGAACGGAGCTGACCGCCCGTCTGAAGCATATCCGCATCGCACTGGAAGAGGCTGCGGCGTATGACGGCGTGCGGCACAGCGGCTGGCGGCAGCACAAAGAAAACCCCTGCACCGGCGGCAACCAGCACGGAAACGAAGCATAAAAGCAAAAAAATAACAGGTATATTATACCACGGCGGAAAGGAAAAGTCAAGATGAAAAACAGTGAAGTAAAGAAGATGCAGGCACTGAGCATTCGCAGAGATGATGTGGTGTCCGACGAAAACTGGTTCCAGATGATGCGGGACATTTTTTTCGGATACGAGAACGAGGTCATGTGGGAGAAAGCGGCAGAGCAAAAGTCGAAAGAAGATGCCGAAGCAGAGGAGGTGCGCAAGCGTGGATAAGAACAAAATCATTGATTCCGTGCAGGAAATCACACGTCTGGCGATGATTATCAACGAATCACAGGAAACCAAAATGCAGGTGTTTGTTAGCATTTCGCCGCACGTTTCCGAAATTGAGTTGCAAATCTATCCGGATGGATGGGGATACGTCGGAGACAGAGCGACGGAGCACTTCGTGTTCCGTGCATCTTACAAAAACTTCAGAGGAAAATATTACAACAAAGAGCTGATCCCAATCGAATTCGGAGGAATCGAAACATTTGAGCATGTCTCCTGTGATGTAAAAAGCCTCTTGCAAGAAATCCGTAATCTGGCAAAAAAAGAGGTGAAGAATTTTGGTTAAAACTGTGATCGAGCACGTCAACGACTGCGTAGGCTGCCCGCCGGAAACAGGCTGCATGGGGCAAGCCTGCCCGTATCACCCACATGACGAGGAGCAGGAGGTTCTGGTGTGCGATTCATGCGGCGAAGAAGCTGACGAGTTGTGCCGTGCACCGTATCAGGCGGAAGAATCGTGGGTGTGTGAAGACTGCCTGAAAGAAATGCTTGTGTGGAAAAGAGGTGAAACTCTGACATGAGCGAAAAAGAGTGTTGCGTGAACTGCGGCATCGCAAACGTGCCGCTGTACCTAGGGCTGGACGGAAATCTGCACTGTGCAGATCATGCCGGACTGCTGATTGTGGAAACCAAAAAGGAGGAGCAGGAACATGGAACCGACCAAAAATGAAGTGGCAGAAGTACAGCAGAGTGTACTTACTGTACCAGCGGAACACCGAAACGAACTGACAGACTTTGCAGAAGCATACAAGATCGGCAAGGTATACGCCGGAAGCGGTGTAGTACCTGCTGCATATGCTGGCAAGCCAAATGACTGTGCGATTGCTGTGGATATGGCAGCACGTATGGGGGTATCTCCACTCATGGTCATGCAGCAGCTGTATGTGGTCAAGGGCAAGCCGTCATGGAGTGGACAAGCGTGCATGGCGTTTATCCGGCAGCGGTACAGCGATGTACAGGTAGTGTACACTGGCACACGCGGAACAGACAGCCGCGGCTGCTATATCCAAGCCAAAAGCGGCAACAACATGCTGCAGGGGACGGAAGTCACAATCGCTATGGCGAAGGCAGAAGGCTGGATCAGCAACCCAAAGTGGCGTAACATGCCGGAGCAAATGCTTGCTTACCGTGCAGGGGCGTTTTTTGCCCGTGTGCACTGCCCTGATGTCCTCATGGGATGTTGTGTCGAGGGAGAAGCAGATGATGCTGCACCGGCAGCCAGAACCGTGGAGGACGTGCTTTGAAACTGACGGAAGAAAACTACTACAGCACCGAATCTGATGCAGCGTATCTGTCCTACAGTCAGCTGAAAGCGTTTCTGGCTTGTGAAGCCGCAGCGATGTATGCGGACCACGAGCCGCCAACCACGGCGATGTTGGTAGGTAGCTATGTAGACGCGTGGTTCGAAGGCACACTGGACAAGTTTCAGGCGGAGAACCCGCAGATCTTTAAAAAAGACGGCAGCCTAAAAGCTGACTATCAGACTGCTGAAAAAATCATTCAGCGGGTGCAGGAAGATGAGATGTTTATGCGGTACATGTCCGGTGAAAAGCAAGTCATCATGACCGGAGAAATTGCCGGTGCACCGTACAAAATCAAAATGGACAGCTACCACGCGGGGAAAGCAATCGTTGACCTGAAATGCATGCGTGATATGAATTACCGCTGGAGCGATGATACAGCGTGCAAAGTGCCGTTTGTGGAAGCGTTTGGGTACGATATGCAAGCGGCGATATATCGGGAAGTTGTCCGGCAGAACACCGGTGACACACTGCCGTACTTTTTGGCGGTAGCGACCAAAGAGGACCCGCCGGATATTGCACTAGCGGGAATCCCAGCGGAAGTTCTGGACGAAAAGCTGCGGTTTGTGGAGGAAATAACGCCGCACATACAAGCAGTGTGGACGGGTCAAATTCCGCCTCACAGATGCGGGGTGTGTGCATACTGCCGCAGAACCAAAAAAATCACAGAAATCTTAGACTATCGGGAACTTGGGAGGTATAACCAATGAATAGCATTCATATTACCGGTCGGCTTTGTGCCGACCCAGAATTGCGGCGGACACCAAGCGACGTTGCCGCCTGCCGGTTCCGCGTGGCAGTCAATCGCCGCTTCGCCAACAAGCAGACCGGCGAACGGGAAGCAGATTTCATCAACGTCAGCTGCTGGCGGAACATGGCGGAGTTTGTCAGCCGCTATTTCCACAAGGGCAGCTGGATTGAGGTATCCGGCGAACTGCGGAACAATGACTACACCGACCAGAACGGTGTGAAGCACTACAGCATGAATGTGCTTGCGGACTATGTCGGATTTGTCGGCAACAAAGACGGCTCTCAAACCACCCAGAACGCCTCGTATCAGCCGCAGCAGAACCAGCCGCAAAACTACACCCCGCAGCAGCAGACGAGCCCACAGCAGCCGCAGAACGCTCCTGTGCAGCACTCATACCAGCAAGACGTACAGCAGCCACAGCAAATGCAGCAGCTGGGCGATCTTAGCGGGTTTGAGGATATTATCAGCGACGGCGACGTGCCGTTTTAAGGCAGGGTGATGTGGCATGCTGGAAAATGGGTATGTCAAGATATACCGCAGCCTGTTGAAATGGGAGTGGTACGACGATGTCAACACAAAAGTCGTGTTTTTACATCTGCTGCTGACAGTATCCATCGAGGACAGCAAGTGGCACGGCATCACGATAAAACGCGGCAGCAGGGTGAGCAGTTATCCTGTTTTGGCAAAAGAAACAGGGCTGTCAGTTAAGCAACTGCGGACTGCGATAAGCCACCTTGAAGCGACAGGGGAAGTGGCACGCACAAAATACCCGAAATACACCGTATTTGCGATAAATAATTATGATACATTCCAGTCAGGGGCAGGCAAAACGGCAGGCAAAGGGCAGGGTAAGGGCAGGGTAAGGGCAGGCAAAGGGCAGCAGTATAAGAAAGTAAAAGAAGATAAAGAAGATAAAGAATCTTTTTCTCCTCCTTCTTCCTCCTCTCTTTCTTGCACTGCTGCAGCGACGGAGGAGGAAGTCAAAGCATACGCTGCGGAAATTGGTGCAGGGTGTGATGCATCTGCTTTTTATAGGACCATGCAGGAGCAAGGCTGGAAATCCGGAGGGAAACCGGTCCGGAACTGGAAAGCGATTTTTCGAGCATGGGAAGCTAAGGACAAGCAGAAGCGAGAGAGCGACAGACAGAGCGAGAATGCGGAAGCGTATGCAAGCTTTATCTACAACGAGTGAATTTTTGGCGGTGGGACGGCGGGCGAATGGAGGGTGTTATGCGAAGAAGCAAGTATAATGCCAGCAAGATGCAGTGCAGACAAGGGCATGTCCACGACAGCAAGAAAGAGGCGTGGCGGTGCAACGAACTGCATCAGATGCTGGAACGCGGCGAGATCACTGACTTGCAGATACAGCCGGCGTACATACTGATCGGGAAGCACAAGTACCCGTGGAGATCGGAACGGGAGGTGCGGTACGTGGCAGATTTTGCGTATCGGAAAAGCGGCGTGCTGACTGTGGAAGATGTCAAGTCAGAGGCGACGCGAAAAGATGAAGTGTATATCCTCAAACGAAAGCTTTTTGAGGAACGGTACTGCAAAGGGTGCGATGTGATATTTTTTGAGAATGCGAGGTAAGAAAGATGAAAAAATACGAGTTGACCACAAACACAAAAATGCGATTTGGGCGAAAGCTGTTCCAGATTAAGGCACTTGTAAGCTTTGGTGATGTCACAGCTGGAGATTTGGGAGGCTATATCGAAAAAGAAGAAAACCTGTCAAATGATGGTGAATCATGGGTTTACGGCGATGCACTGGTTTACGGCGATGCACAGGTTTCCGGCAATGCACGGGTTTACGGCAATGCACAGGTTTCCGGCGATGCATGGGTTTCCGGCGATGCACGGGTTTCCGGCAATGCACGGGTTTACGGCAATGCACTGGTTTACGGCAATGCACAGGTTTCCGGCAATGCACTGGTTTACGGCAATGCACAGGTTTCCGGCAATGCACGGGTTTACGGCAATGCACGGGTTTACGGC